ACCAGCAGCAGCTCCAATTTCAGAACCTACTCCACCTAAAATACCAGAATCAATTGCAGCTTCTGTAGCAGTTGCTCCTAGTAAAGAATCAGCAGTTGCACCTTCTAATGTAGCAAAAGTTCCAGCTAGTTCTCCTGCAGTACTAGCTGTATCAATTGCAGCTGTAGAAGTTGCANNAACTCAATGCGCTAGATATAGCATCAGCTGCAGGAGCTAAGGCATCGTAAACAATAGGAGATACTTGAGAAGTTGCACTCAGTAACTCTAATACACTACCAGGAGCAGCTGAAGCAGCAGGCAATCCACCTATAGAAGAAAGAGCTTCAGTAGCAGGAAGTGTAGCTGCAGGCGTAACAAAATCAGAAATAGTATTCACTACATCATAAATACTCTTACTCTTACCTACTTTGTCAAGCAAAGGTTTACCCAGAGTAAGTGCAGCAAGAGTAGGAACCTGTCCTTTGAGACTTGGAACAGTATTAGCTACTTTTACAGTCTGTGTAGTGGGAGAAATAGACTCAACTGTAGGCGCTGCTTTCTCTGCGATATTAGCTGTAAGTCTAGCCAGAAGATCATCAGTAAGAAGTTTATTAGTTGTAGAGTTATACATACCTGCACCAGCTTGACCTTGAGCAATAGCTGCAAGACCTTGATTACTCTCAAGTGCATTCTGTAGCATTCGAGTAGCAAGCTCTGAACTAATCATAGTTTGCTTAGTGCCAATCCTACCTGAGGTAGTTGTAGTTGTATTGCTTCCTCCTGAATTACCAGTAAATAGTTTAATTAAATCAGTAACAGCTTCAAGGCCCATAACTATATCCTTTAAAGTTTAATGGTCTGAGCTAGAGTTTTTACATAAAACCACATAGCCGAACCTATAAAAACAACAAAAGTCCACACTAAACTTGCTATGGACTTTTCTATAACTGCTTTCCTAAAATTAGCTTTATCTTCTGCTTCTTTGATCACAAGTTCATGATATTTTCTATGGCCGTCTGGATCGCCGCCAGGCATTGAACGATTAAATCTATCTGCTACTTCCTCTAGTTTATCCAGCTGCTGAGTTTGTCTATTCAATATAGCTATGATTATGTCTTGTTTTTCTTGATTTCTTCTTTCTAAAAGAAGATTATCCATAGCTGTATTATCACTCACTATTTACCTCATGAATATCTAGGATTAAAAAAGAGTTGTGAAGCTGAAATAGCAAAGCCAATACTTTGAGCCGTTACTGCTGCTGTAATTGCTCCAGGAGTTCCAGCGGATGCATAGTATATTACACCAGGAGTTAATCCTGCTATAGCGGTATCGAGTCCCAGCAGACGCACTTCTCCATAATCATTTATAGCTACAGCAGCAGGAGCCCAACCTATTACATTACCTGCTACACCAAGATCAGCTTTACCAGCTGCTGTAATTTTAACAAGTTGCCCTGCTGTAACAGTAGCTGCGAATTGTATATATAATCTAGCACTATTTTGAGTGAGAATAAAGCTAGATCCTGCTGTTGCATAATCTTCTGCACTCGCTCCGATGATTCCTGTGTAAGCATCGAGAGCTGCAGCAAGCAATTTTACAGCGTTATAGAGTCTGTAAATATCTCCTAGATTATCAGGATCTTTAGATAGAGGTACAACATCTAAACCTAAGTTTAAAGAGAGCTGCTGAGGCATCTACTATCTCCTGCCATGATTTACTAGAACAACCTCTAACGAAGCTAGATTAAAAAATCCCTTAAACAATATGGAGTGATTTACACCTGTCACAGTAAAGAAAAATCTACAATTAAGACCTGAGTGTATATGATTAGCGGGATCTGCTTGTAGTAAAGTTTTTCCATCCAGTGTATATAAATCTAAACAAGTTATATAGTCTGGATTAATAACATTCTCTACATCTATATACTGTAGAGTAGCTGTTCTTTGCCTTATGAATTGATACTTTCCAAGCAATACAACACCAGATGAGTTACTTTCTCTAGAATCTATAACAACTAGACTAACTGATCCTGATTTAGTCATAAATGCAATAGAGTTCCTAGGAGTTTCTGAAACCTCTATTGTAAGTAAACTATTTTCAAATACAGATACATGAGTGAATTTCAGCTTACTCCAACGCTTAGTTACAAGATCATATATAAGAGCATGTGTAAGTTCTGTAACACCGTAGGATACGATTAAGTATCTATCTGAAATAAGAGTAAATCTCTTTTTCATAACTGTACTTAAAGCAGTTACACGTAATGTATTAGTGTCCTCATCAAAATCTTCAAAAACTGAACCAGCAAGAAAATCAGTTAACTCTGGTATAGTAGTCTGAGCTTGTTGCAGAGAAATCATCTGTAAACCAGAAGAAGTATACACATAATGATTACCTGTATTAGCATCATATGTAGCCAAGTTTTTATTAGATAAACCACCAGAAGCTACAAGTTCTCTGAAATTCCATGGATATCTAGAATTCTGAGAAGCTGAAGCTGCTACAGCGTTTTGATTTGTATATACAACAAAACCCACTGTGTGGGCTAAGCAAACTACTATATCACCTCTAGCTCCTTGTACTGATCCACCTCCTGCTCCAGTAGCTAACGAAGGAGTAAAATCTGTAGGAGATAGTAAAGAACTCCAGGCAATAACACTCTTAGTCCAAGCAATTAAGTAACCGCTTACACCTACAACACCAAGTATATCAGCTGCTACTAAACCTGTAAGAGTTACGGCTACTAGACTGAGCAAAGTAAAATCAAATTTATAACAACCAATATTAGCTATATAAATATAGGTAATACCGTTAACTGTTGCTGTGGTTATTTCTTTGCCTGCAGCAGCAGGAATGGAATTGCAAAAAGTCCAATAATTATTAGGAGATTTTAATCCTACATAGTTTTGAGCATAATAAAAATTACCTGATTTATCGTAGCAGATATAGGTTCTACCAGAAGCAGCTGAATCAAATACCTGAAATATATCTACTACAGTACTCACACCTCCTATAGGATTATATATTTGATTGTAGTATATAGCTTGGTAGCCATGTCCAGTAGCGATTACGTTATGACAGTAGAATAGACTAGGAATACCAATATCTTTATCTAAATCAGAAGATGATGTTACAGAAGCAGCATAGTTTTGGTCTTGCTGTTTTACAATAATTGAACGACCTGATAGCTCCGATAGAAACGGAAAAGCCATCATACTTAAATTTACTCTGACAGGGTATTGTGCCATATTAAGTAGAGGTGCTTCCGTTGATTACTGTAGCAACTAAAGAAGCTGGAACAAGTACAGCTGAGTTAGCTACATTACTAGCATTCTGAGCAAATCTAAGTCCAAAAGTTCCTGTTACGGTCGGAGTAATAGTACCTGAAATAACTACTCTAGTAGCAGTTCCTGTATAAGAACCAACAGCACCTGAAGGACTACTAGTTTCTTGCGCATCTACAATAGTTGCACCGTTGTAAACTACTCCAGCAGCGAATAAAGCTGTAATTGCCATACTAGCAGTAAGTGCTAAAGATACTCCACCTGCACCACAAGAAACAGGAACAAGAGCTTCAAAGCTATATGTAGTTCCTCCAATGAGTCTAAGAGAAAGCTCAGGAATTTGTGTCCAAGAAGTGTCACTAGTTTTAATCATCTGTGCTCTTGTGACAGAGCGCATAGGGTTATTAAACTTAGGACTACTGCTGAACGTATTTACTGTGGCTGTATCATCATACCAACTACAAGTAGGATCAGCTACCACATCAGCAATATTAGCTCCGGTAAATGTGCTTCCTAGAATGTGCACACGTGCATTATCCTGAAGCACTACATTTCTGTGGTTTGTGCTAAGATCACTATAATCAATGTGCCCTTGTGACCCTGTTAGAATAGCAATACCTGCAGAGCCATTATTTTGTATTTGAGTTCTTGCACTTACAGAACCGTGATACCCTACAGTGTAATTAGTATTATCATGAGCTCTGAAGCCATAGAATACATTATTATCTAGCTTACCTCCTTCTACTCGTACTACGCTTGAATCATCTCCACAAATACCCGCATACTGATTTCCAGTTGCATGAACATTTTTTGTGTATAAATCACACAAAGCGTCTACTACAACGCCATAACCTACAGGAGAAAGAGTAAAGTTTCTGCAAAGAACGTCTTGCACTTGTACATTCATACCTTTAGCAAAATAAAGTCCTGCTTGAGCTGCTGCAGAGGTACCATCAATAATAGCTGTAGGAGTGTTGGGACTTCCTCCTACATCAGGACCTTGCACTACAATTCTATTTCTACTCTTTAAGCCTGAAATATACAAACCTTCAGTGTATGTACCGGCTGCAAGAACTACATAGAATACGCCATTACGCAGCAAAGCATCTTGCCAATTAGCTAGAGCATTGAAGATACTTTGTACAGTCTTCTGCGGTTGAGACGAACTCAGACCATCATTAGAGTCATCTCCAGAAGTAGCTATATAAAGATAATTATTACCAGAGTATCCATTAATTACCCAAGAGTTACTTCCTCTCTTGAGAATACCAGATCCTTCATGCTTCACTAAATGGAAGTTATTGATACTAGCAGAAGTAATATAATTACCTTTAGGCCATTCTACAACAGCAGAAACTGATAAAGCGTAAGTAACAGCTAATTGAATAGCAGAAGTATCGTCTGTAACTCCATCTCCTGCAGCTCCAAAATCTTTAACAGATACTCGTTCCTTTAATTTATTAGCAATGTATGTACTTACAGCTCCTGTTCCAGCTGGAAGATAAGGAATACTAGTTGCATCAAATACCGTGGCAGTAGCTGCTGGATTCCAAATAGAAGCAGTCATGTCAATATCCTACAGAAATAATATTAGAGGCTTTAACTTCAGCTAATTGCTCTGTAACAAGAGCTTGAAACTGAGTTGATTGTTCATCAAAACCAATTTGTTTAAATACTACTCTAGCAGCTTCATATATAATTGCGTATCTATGCGACACAGCTACCCAAGAGTTATAAGCATCTTCGCTAACTACTGGATTGTTATACAGTCCGATAATAGCATATTGAAACTGATAGAAAGATTTTATATTTACTACGGTACCAGCTACATAAGCTACACCTGTTCTATCGTTTCCATAAGCATCAAGCAGATGAGTAGGACTAAGAATTTCAAAGAACTCTTTAGCAGCTCCAGTACCGCTGTTATCGTACCGTCTAATGTACTTAAGAGCTCTGTAGTTAGGAAACAGACTATAAATATCGAACTGCTGAATATAGTCAGATGTAAGAAAAGCTATACCTTGCTCTATCAGATCACGATAATAATAATCTGATTGATGGATCTTAAGTGTAGCAGCTTTTACAGCTAGTTTTGTTTCGTTTATTAGATCAGGTCTATTAGTAATTGTATATACATCATCACAAAGATCAGTAAAAATAGACATCTATCAAATCCTCCTGGTAATATAACTCTTATTATGTACGGCTTAGTTACAAACCATACATGTATAAGAATTCTACTTAGCTGCTGTAACTGTAACCTTAGGAATACTAGGAACAGCTACAGAAGGTACAGGAGAATTCGATACACCAGCAGCTTCTCCTACAGTATTGGTATCAGCAATATTGAGTTTTCCTTGCTTACTGAATCCTGCATCCTTATCCTTATCTTGAGCAATCTTTGATGCTTCATACTCAGCGATGATACGTGCCTTAAGTTCAGCAAGAGGATCAAGATCTTTAGCAGTAACTTCTACTTGCTCAGGGTTGATATAGATATGTGGATTACCGAGTGTAACTTGTTGCTTCAAGTAAGCTGCTTTATCTGGATCATCAGTTACATACCTACCTCCGGTAAAGGCTGCAATTGATCCATCGGGAAAGATAAAATTAGAGTTAGGAATACGACAATAAAAAACTTTGTAAATTTTTTCTTCTGTTGCAGAACTCTCAGACATTGTAAAACTCTCCTATGCTTAAATGTTACTACTGGTTGTGGGTACTAGCCTGTTACAAGAATAAAACCCTGTTTAAAGATTGTTCCTGCTGCAGCTGGGATTGCTGCTGACAAAACTTTTCCATACGGAGTTACTGCACCTGTTACATTATAAACAACTGAATTCACTGTAATGGATGTAATTACAGTAGGAAGCGAAAACGTAATATCTCCATTAGAAGCAGTAGAAATAAGCATAGGTGCTTGATAATTACTACCTTGCCTAGAAATAGCATTTACTTCTGCTGCAGTAAGACCAGTAATAATTCCACTTCCATCAGGAGTCTTAACACCAGAAGTAGCAAATGTAATGCTACTTACATTAGATGGTACTTTAATAGATGCCATTGTATATCCTTATAAAACGAGGGCTAGAAGATTTTGTCAACTAGCCCTCTGCGTATTAAACTAAGTCTTTTAAACTTAGATTAACCAGCCGCTCCAGCAGTAAGACCGAAGATAACAGCGTTAGCAGGTGGATTACGAACTACAGCGGTAAGCTCAGTAGTAAGAGTTCCTCCCACAGCATCAATTCCATTGTCATTAGCCTCATTACCATCTTGGTTAAATTCTTTGTTCTGAGTTTTACGATCACCAAGATAGGCAACCGTAAAGCTGCTCAGATCAACAGCTACAGCCATCTTCTGCCAGCTAGTATTACTGTTGAAGAGCGGATGCTCAATAACACGGAAAGTACCACGAGAAGTCTTGAAGGTAGAAAATTGCAGACCCCAGTTAGTCTGACCATCAACCATTTGATAAATACCATTCAAACGACCGATAGCAGTAAGAACTCGCTTGGCTGCTCCACCAACAAACAGCACGCGTTCATTAGCAACTTTAGGATCAGTAGTTTGGTTAAAACACGGATCAATAGCTGCTTCAAGCTGCGTAAAGTTAGTAGTACTACCCGCCGTAGTTACATTTGTACTGGAAACATAAGAAGGATAGTAAGCCAAATTACCAATGATATTAAGCAAACCATCCAGAGTACGGAATGCTTGTCCGTTACGAGTACCCTGCGATTTCTGACCGAAGAACAGCGCTTTCTCAATATCAGCTGCGTGGAAAGCTGCGCAGTCTTGACGAGACTCAGCGATATTAGTATCGCCAGCGATCATCTGAGTTGCACGAATCGTATCGCTGATAGCCCAAGTATTACGGAAAATTTGAGTGTAGTTAGTAATACGAACCGGGTTGATGATAAGGCTATTAGGACGCAGCGATGCTTCTTCAAATGCATTACCAACCTGATAAGCATACACACTGGCGCCGATAGAAGCAGCTGCAACAGTACCAGTTCCACGAGTAACACTTACCTGCGTATTGGAAATAACTGCATTGATAATAACATTCTCACCAGTAGAGTCGATGCGATGAATCTGACCAGGAAGAAGTTGTGCAGTACTAACTACAGTAAAAGTAGTATCAGATGCAGTTTGACCAGAAGCAGAAACCTGAAACTGAGGAAACAACATAGTCTTAGTGAAAAATCCGTGTTCAGTCTGAACAGCAGTATCAGATTGAAGCATAGAAGTAAGACCGAAGAGAGGAGCTTGACCATTCGGCATAAGCCGAGTAATCATTCCTGCAAACGATTTCTTTGCAAGGTCTTGGGTCAGTTGGGTAGTGGTAAAAAGTCCGACACTCATTTAGATTTCCTTGTGTAAATAAATTAATAATGTAACTAACTCTTACGGAGCCAAACCATCCATAGTAATCACCGGCGAGAACGTAATTGCAACAGGAGTAGCAGCAGTTGCATTAGCGTTGCCAGACATAGTGAGAGTTCCAGCGCCTTGGTTAATAGCAAGAATAGTAGTACCTTGCAGACCGTTCACAGAGTTAGTAACAATCATGCCTGGACTCAAAAGAGACAACTGAGCAGCAGTAAGTCCAGTAATAGTTGCACTAGCGTTGGTAGTGTAAGCTGCAAACGTCTGTGCAGGAGTTCCATTGTTGATAGTAACAAGAAACTCTTTCCAGCTGTTAGAAGCAATTGCTCCTCGGTTAACAGTGCAACCAGTATTAGCAGTAACAGTTACAGTACCAGTTTGAGCGGTAGTAATAATTGCACGCCACCGGAACGTAGTACCGTTTTGCAGATTATTAAGACCAAGACCAGCCATCAAACCTGCAATAATGTTAGCGGCTGAATCCAAAGTCCAAGTAACTGCACCTCCTGGGTTAGCAAGATAAGTACCTTGAGCAAGCATAGCAGCGGTAAGAGTTACAGCAGTAGTAGACGAAGTTGCAGGAATAATCTCAGCTCCAGCAAGCAAATCACCTTGCTGAATTTGACGCTGCATACCTCCATCAAAAATAACAGATTTAGCGATACTCATATATCATGTTCCTTAATGATTAAGAGAAAAACTTAGTCCAATCGGTTTCAGTAGACTTCTGCGATTTCGTTAGATCCTCTTTAGGCGGACTGAATACAGGTCCAACCTGCTCAAGATAAGACTTAACAAAGCTAGTAAGTTCTGACTGAGAAGCATTAGGAAATTTAAGTGCAGCTTGAGCTTCAAGAGCACTAATAATTGGTTGAATTGCTGGATTGGAAAACATCGGATTTTCTGCTCGGAGAGTGTCTGAGAGGTTTTGCATCTTGATAAGAGACGGCAATTTAGCATCATAAGTACTTTGCGCTTTCTTAAGTGCTTCTTCTACAATCCTAGTTGTAGCAAGAGCACTGTTAGCATATACAGCTTGTGCTACTGAATTCATCGCTCCTGTAAATGCAGCAACAGCATTTTGTCCACCACCAGCAATAGCTTCCATCTGCTCATTAGTAATAACTTTAGCAAAATCCGTCTTCTTGGCTGCTTCCATAAGTTTAGCAGGATCGATATTCGGAAACAGTTGCTCAGGTGTTTGACCTTCTACAGGTTTCCAGAGATCAGCGAATGCATCGAGAGGACTAGTTTCAGGTTGCTGTTGCGATTGTATAACCGTTCCAGCAGGTACAGTAGAATTATCAGGATCAACTGTACCGCTATTAGGCGGAATATTACCAGGAGGTTGTGGTTGTTCAGGTTGTGCAGGATTACCACCAAAAGCGCTAAACACACTATCAAAAATTCCCATTTATAAATCCTTGTTTGTGTAAATTGTAACTACTGATTGGTTGAGACTAGGTATAACCTAATTAAAAATGTGATTCTTCGTTACTGTTTTGTATTTCTGTATTTTCCTCCGGATGAAGTGAATCCGCAATTAGGTATTGCAGAATATTGATTTGACCCTGAAGCTCTGCCTCTCGCTGAATAAATACAGAAGGATTAGCTGGATCAAAAGTAAGAGATATTTTTTCAAGAGCCGCTTCAGCTATAAGACTCTGAATAACGTACCGTTGAAAAATATTGAAGGTCATTCCTGCTCTAAATTCTTCAGGAGTAAGCTTCCAGGAAGTAAATGCATTAGGTTGTATTTGTGCCATGGTTAATCTACAATTACCCAATCTTCAGCAAGAGCATCTGTTTGAGAACACAACCAAGGAACAATTTTATTATCAGCAGTTCTCATAGCAATATAAGCATGATGATTAAGTTCAGCGCCTTCTGGATAAATACCAAGCAGAGGAGGTCTATCTACAGTAAGGGTAAATCCAGGAATTAGAAAAAGAAACCTACCTTTTCCAGTCCAATTACTTCTTGCAACTTTCTTACCCACTTTTAGAGCTACAAGAGCGTCACCAAAAGTCATACTTGATAAAGGTTTATAAGCCCTATCTGCCTGTTCCTTAGGAGACCAAGAGATATAACCAGGGTGTTTAGGATGGTTTGGCTTACCTCCATCTAGGTACTCAACTAAATAGCCTAAATCAGATCCACATTCATCTTCAGGAATAGCCCAACCTCTATAATCGTTATATTCCCCTCTAGTCATTGGAAATAATTTTACTAATTTAGTTCCAATATAGGTTTGCATAAGTTCAGAGATATTTTGCTGAGTCATTGCTATTTCCTTTAGGTTGTGGTGTAAAAAATAATGTTACTAGGTACCGCTACGTTCGCTTGCTTGGTGGTGCTTCGCTTTTGGTAGCTTACTTCGCTTACCTCTCCATGTAAAGACACGCTTCGCTCTTCGGTCTTTACATGAAGCCTCTGTAAGCTCGTGAGCACCAAAACCGCCGCCACCCCCAGCGCTGCGCTCTCTACGCTAGCTGCCTCTATTATCAGTTATATTGTTAGTAATGTTATTTACATGACCAGCAACTTGCTGTACAGGAGGCGCCATGACTTGCGAAGCTGTTGCAGGATTAGATTGCGCTGGATCATATCCATAATCTGCAGGTTTTGGTTGCGGAGGAAGCGATTTAAGATCACCGCCTTTTTCTACAGTCATTTGCGCTAAAGCATTCCAAGACTGCATAGCCTGCTCATAAGCAATTTGTTGTGCAGACTTCTCGAAAGGCGCAAGATCGGCTCCCTGAGTTTTCATAAGATACGAGAACATGGGGCCAATATTGTATCCAGACTGAATCTGTGGACTCGATCCAATTACTTGCAAAGCTGTCTGGAAAGCGTCTCCGTCTATAAGTTTATCTACAGGAGTCAAACCGTCCGACATCTTGAAACTCATCACAGTTTTGCGCAAAGTTACAGGATCAATTTTAACCTGTCGCTGCTGCGATGGAGAGAACAATTGAGTACCAGTTTGATACTGAAGAATATTAAGTTTAAGAATTTCTTTAAGCGGGGTAAGAACCTGACACTCGGTGGTCAGCGCGACTTTCTGGTCGTTACCATTCGCATGTGACATAACATCAGCGTACTCATGCAGTGTTTTATTTCCCTTAACAAATTGACCTTGTTTAACTTGGTTCTGACCGGTGAGAGTATAAGCGAATTGCTGTAATGCTTGAATCTCCTGCATAGCAATCTGCGCTTGATCATCTCTGAAAGGAAATGGAAATACTGCTTCGCCTACAGGTTTACCATAAGCGGAAGGTCTAATAGGAATCTTAGCTGATGGGTTAGGACTGTTTATGTGTTCTGCAGCAATACGAGACGGGTCATAAAGAACACGATCACTAATAGCGCGACGGCGAGATGCAATCCAAGAATTTGCCAAGGCTGAAGACAAATCTTGCATAGGCGACACGTCAGAAGCAAGTGATTTAGTTTGGTAAGATAAGCCGTCCTCATACGGTTGACCGAACAGAATAGGCAGGAAACCATGCGCATTAGTTTGTCTTTCAGCATAAATAATTACCTGATGATTGACGATAATGAATTTCCATATCTGTGGTGTATTTGCGCTTGGAACTCGAAGATTGAAATCGGAGGGAAGAATCTTTGCATACAGAGTAGTTACTTCATACAGATTTTTATATTGAATTCCTCCCATAGGACCAGACATACCTGCCCAAGCAAGCCAGTCAGTAGTGGCCCTAGGATTCTTCTGAATAAGTGCTTGCGGATTAAGTTGGGGTATAAAGAAAGATTCAATACCGCCTGTGCTCATTCCTCCCACAACAGACGCGATTCCTGATTCAAAAGCTGGAATAATATTCTGAATGATTTTATCTGGAAGCTTAGCAATAAATGCTTTAAGTGCTATACGAGAGTATAGTTCTGTGTAACCTGCGAATTCACCCTTCTTATGTACTTCAGAGGGCCGCACTCTTGTATCGAAGAAGGTGTTGTAGAGATCGAGATTCTTAAGTGTATTACCTGACCAGATAATTTCTTTCTGCTTAGCTTGAGTATTGGAAAAAGTTACATCAGTTTCTAATGCAGCTGTAACTTCTTCACTCCAAGCAACTTCGATAGCTTGCAGATTGTACTTGAAGCCATTACGGAAAAACTGCATTAGTTCACCGATCCAGCCGCCTCGAATACTTTGATCCTCGATAATAGTGTTCATTTGCACTGCCTGATCTTCATTCTCAGGCGTAGATACTACTGCAAAGATAGGAACACCAGTAAGGAATACTGAAGTTTGATAGGTAACTGCTGCTTCCACAAGAGGCTTAACTACAGGAATACGAAGATTCTGGTAACGTGTAGAGTCTCCGTAGCGATTAGCAATCTTAGCTGATTGATGCTCAACTGTCCAATCCTGCTCTCGAATATAAGCAAGATCGATTTGACGAAATTGCTCTCTGATATTCCATTGTTGATTTAGCAGCGAATAGCATTGGCGATGAAAAGCTAGTATTCCCTCCTGCGCTGCTTTAGGAAGAATCATTGGTGTAGTTGCTGTTGGCATGTAGGCTGCGCCCTAGACTAGTTTTATATATGAAGCGGCCGAAGGCTGCTGCTACAGAATTGCTCTACCTAGATAGCTACAAATAATAGCTAGTGTCTTAATTGCATCCTGTGCTTG